CTGGTACTCTTGGTGTTTCTGATTTAGTATTAACTGGTCAAAAAGATAGTACAATACAATTAAAAGTAAAAGATAAAAAGAATAATTCGTCTAACGATTATGCAGTTACAATAGGTAATAATGCATCAGCATTTTTTGAGTTTTATTTTAAAGTAGAGAATCTAAAACTATTACCTGGTGATTATAAAGTACAAGTATCATCAAAAGGTATTTCATACTTTACACATAAAAATTTAGATGTATCATATTTTATTGCATTAGAACCTGAATCAACATACAACGCATAGGAGAGTTTTATGAAAGAAACTTTTCTTTGGGTTGAGAAGTATAGACCTAAAACTATACAAGATTGTGTATTACCTAAAAATCACAAAAAGACTTTTACAGAATTTGTAAATAATGGTATACCTAATTTATTACTAACAGGTGGCCCTGGTGTCGGTAAGACCACTGTTGCCAAAGCAATGTTAGAACAAATAGGTTATGATTATATTCTTATTAATGGTTCTGAAGAGTCAGGTATTGATGTACTTCGTAACAAGATGAAAAACTTTGCATCTACTATGTCTTTAGAAGGTAGTAGAAAGTTTATTATTATTGATGAGGCAGATTATCTAAATCCTCAATCAACACAACCAGCACTTCGTGGTATGATAGAAGAGTTCCACAAGAATTGTGGTTTCATTCTTACTTGTAATTTTAAGAATAGAATTATTGAACCACTTCATAGTCGTTGTAGTGTTGTTGAATTTAATATTCCTGCATCAGAAAAAAAAGAACTTGCACAAGATTTTATGAATAGTATTGAGAGTGTTCTCAATACAGAAAAAGTTAAATACGATAAAAGAGTTATTGCAGAACTTATAATGAAATTCTTTCCTGATTGGCGAAGATGTTTGAATGAATTACAAAGGTATTCATCATCTGGTCAAATCGATAGTGGTATTCTTGTAAACCTTTCAGAAAAAAATATGAAAGATTTAATTGTCTTTATGAAAGAAAAAGATTTTACAAGTGTAAGAAAATGGGTTGTAAATAATTTAGATAATGACCCTGCTAGAATTTTTAGAAAAATATACGATAATTTATATCAGTATTTTGATGGTGGCCACTCTATTGCTTCTTCAGTATTGATACTTGCTGATTATCAATACAAAGCAGCATTTGTGGCAGACCAAGAAATAAATTTACTTGCCTGTCTAACTCAACTTATGGGTGAATGTAAATTTAAATAGGAGATATTATGACAATAGAAAATCAATCTGATGCTATGAAATTAGCAAATGATATTCAGATGGCTATGATTACTAAACCAGCATTAACAATGTTAGAAGTGTTTTTACCAAGTTATGTTACTGATGAGATAAACACTCATATTGATAGTGTTAGAGATGATGCCAAAAGTTTTTCTCATGAATTAGTGGGTCAAATTAAATCAAACGAAAAGTCTGCACAACTAGATATGGATTTTAAACACAAACCTGTATTAGGGTTAAAAAAATTATTAGAAGGTTTTGCACTTTCTTATTTAAATTATCAAGGTATAGTAGAGGCTAAAATAGATTGTTGTTCAATGTGGTCTGTACATAGTTATGAAGGTGATTATAATCCATTACATGACCATGGTGTAAGAACAGATATGGGAATGTCTTGCATATTATATTTAAAAGTACCACCTCAAATTGAAAAACTACCTGGTAGTGCTGAAGATTTTGTCAAAGGTGGTTTGAAGTTGAATCTAAATGGTGCATCTGGTAGCACTGATGGTTTTACTTTTTTTAGTTGGGGTATAAATGGTTCTGCAGATATTAAAAGATTAAAACCAGTACAAGAATCTTTTGTTAAACCAGAAGTTGGTAAATTACTAATGTTTCCTAATTGGTTGAAACATGCAGTGTCACCTTTTTATGGTGAAGGTGAAAGAAGAACTTTATCTGCTAATTTTGAAATAGAAACTAAACAAGCACCAATTCTTGCTGACACTAAAGTTTTGGCACAGACTCCAACAAAAGATTCAAATGAAATTACAGGTGCACCAGTGTAATGGCATATGAAATAAAAGAGTATTTAAACTCAATTAACTTTACTAAAAAAAATGTTATGGATAGTGAAGATGAAATGTATGAAAAAAAATACAATTCATTTATTATCAATAAATGTTTAGCACCATTTAACGATACAATCTTACTTGTAAACGAAATGAATCACCATCACATACTGGACTCAAAGTTAAAGTATGACTTTTTACTAAATACTATTAGAACAAGGAAAAGATATGCTCCTTGGATAAAACAAAGTAAACAAAAAAATTTACAGTATGTAAAAGAATATTATGATTATAGTAATTCAAAAGCAAAATCAGTTCTTGACATACTAGATGATGAACAAATAGAATTCATCAAAAGTAAACTGAATAAAGGTGGAATGAAATGAATGAACCATTATGGACTCTTGATAAGATGCTCGAAGTAACTTTGAAAGAACCAGATGACTTTTTAAAAGTCAGGGAAACACTTTCAAGAATTGGTGTATCATCAAGAAAAGAAAAAAAATTATATCAATCTTGTCATATTCTTCACAAACAAGGCAAGTATTACATAGTTCACTTCAAAGAACTATTTGCCCTTGACGGAAAAGAACACAATATTACAGAAAATGATATAGGTAGAAGAAATTCTATCGCAGGCCTACTCAAAGATTGGAATCTAGTTAGTTTTGACAGCGAACCAGAGCCAAAGGCTCCTTTATCTCAAATTAAAGTTATTTCGTTCAAAGAAAAATCTGAATGGATTCTTGAACCAAAATATAATATAGGAAAGAAAAAGGAAAACGATGAATCAAAAAGCGATTAAACAAAAGTTAATATCAGCATTTTTAGTTCATGCAGAAGGTCACATAAGAAAGCATCTTGCAAATGTTGAGGTGTTACTTTCTAATCCAACTGGTATAGGTGAACATGCAGATATTGTTGGTGAAATTGAAAAAGAATTAAAAGAAGTTGCACACTACGAAGATTTAGTAGCTGCAATGAAAAAGTATTTTCCACAAGTTGATGAATTATTTGAGGATTGACTTTTATTAAAAAGGGTGATATAATTACATTATGAATTTTTACACTAATGTGGTGCAGTGGGGTAATTTTCTTTTAGTCCGTGGTGTTGAAGGTAATCAAAGACTTAATTTTAAAGTTAAGTATTCTCCTACACTATTTGTGCCTGTACAAAAACAGACAGATTGGAAATCACTTAATGGTAAAAATCTTATGCCATACAAGTGTGATACAATTAAAGATGCTAAAGACTTTATTCTCAAGTATGAAAGTCAACCACATTTAATCTATGGTTTAGATAGATTTGCATATACTTACATTTCAGATACATTTCCTCAAAAAGTAAATTGGAATAACGATAAGATATTAACATTTACTATTGATATTGAGGTTCAATGTGATAATGGTTTTCCTAATCCTGAAACTGCAATAGAACCATTATTATCAATTACAGTTAAAAATCAACAATCAAAAAAGATTATTGTTTGGGGTACACAACCTTACAAGAATACAAGAGAAGATGTAACATACATTCGTTGTCCTAACGAACACGATTTGATTTTAGAGTTCATGTCTTTCTGGACAAAAAATTATCCTGATGTTATCACTGGTTGGAATACTGACTTCTTTGATGTTCCGTATTTATGCAATCGTATATTTAAAGTTTGTGGTGAATCGAAGATGAGAGAATTATCACCCTGGGGTAATGTTAGTTCAAGAAAGATTTATTCAATGGGTCGTAATCATTTAATTTATGATATCATGGGCATATCACAACTTGATTATTTACAACTCTATCAAAAGTTTACATATACAAAACAAGAATCATATAGACTTGACCACATTGCTTCAGTAGAACTTGGTGAACAAAAAGACGAAAACCCATATGAAACATTTAAAGAATGGTATGAAAAAGACTTTCAATCTTTTATCGATTACAATATACAAGATGTGGAAATTGTTGATAAGTTAGAAGATAAGATGGGTTTGATTAGTTTACTTTTGACAATGGCATATGAGGCCAAAGTAAATTATACTGATGTCTTTGGCCAAGTAAAATATTGGGATATTTTAATCTATAACTTTTTGAGAAAGAGAAAGATTGCCATACCACAAAAAGCCTCACATAGAAAAGAAGAACAATATGAAGGTGCATATGTAAAAGAACCACAAACTGGTTTACATAAATGGGTAGTGTCGTTTGATTTGAATTCACTATATCCACATTTGATTATGCAATACAATCTTTCACCAGAAACATTACTAAAAAGTAAACATCAAGATATTTCTGTTGACGATATGTTAAAAGGTATCAAATTAGATATACCAGACAAAACTACTATGACACCAAATGGTGCTTTATTCAGAACAGATAAACAAGGTTTTCTACCAAAGATGATGCAAGAACTTTATGATGAACGAGTTATTTACAAAAAGAAAATGT